GGTATCTTTTCTTGGGTTCTGCAAAGCCTGTGGGTCATAAACTGGGTACATCCCTAACTGTAACTGTGGCTGATCTGGCTCCCAGCAGGTAGGACAAACCAGCAAATTGATGTTTTTGGTCTTGATGACCAACTTTTTCAACTGCTTTAGTTTGTAACGAAATCCGCATCTATCGCACTCCGCTATAGCTTTTTTGCCAGAAGCAAACTTTGGGCCGGACATAACTTACCTTAGTAAAAATACTGCCGTGGAGCCAGCCTCAAAGACGCCTTTTCTCGATCCTCACTTGACCCTAATGCCCATTGCTCTTCATATGAAGCCTTTAACATATCAATCCTACTTATGGCATCAGGTATCTTCAAAGACAGGTAATAGGCCAATCCAGCCGCCATACAAGGGATCATACGGAAAGGGATGTCTTCGGTATTAATACCGTTGCCAGCGTCTTGGATACGGCGCAAACGCCAGTAAACAAACGAATAAAAGTTAGACTGATCTGGCGAAGGCCAAACACAGATATTGGGCAGGTTTCGCACCGTCACAATAGCCCCAGCGTTATGCCCTGCGGCAGTGCTGTTATCTACGCCACGAACACAGTTTTGTAGGGTATTCCCTGATATTTCGTTGTACCCGATGGTCTCATTACCTAGTTTGATAAACCCAACATAGTTCAACCCTTCTACAGAACTCAAGGTAATCGTGTTAGAAGACGACGTAATCGTGGTGGCTAGGGTCTTAGTTGTGACGTTTTCAGCCCCACTCTGGCGGTCAATCCAGACCTGAATTGGCCTACCTTGGGCGTTCTTATTAGGGATCGTAGAGTAGGTGCTGCTAGAAATCCGGTTGATATTGATGTCTGACTGGTTTATACCGGTCTGGGTACGGATCACCATGTCCATCAGGTCAATGGTATCTACGGGTAGGGCATAACAAATCTGCCCCTGATTTATAGGAATAGACCCCTGCTCAATAGTCCACAGGTTGATACCCCGGTTAGCCCACTCAATCGTCAATAGGTTCAAGGAACGACGGGCGGTACGCATATCGTAGCCCGAACGCAACTCGGTGCCACAACGCTCAAAAGCCTCTTCTACGAGGTTATTGAGGTCTAGGTTAAAGGTCGAGGTACCTATTGTGCTCATGCTATTTTCCTATGTGGAGCAACTTTTTTAGCCACCCCTTTAGGCTGGGCGACGAATTGCTTTCCTGCGGCTTTACCGGCTCGCTTTGCACGGGTGGTCGCGGCGTACTCTTGCGGGGAGAGCGCTTTGATGGCGCTGCTTGGGAGGTATCTTTCCCCTGTAGCCTTCGATCCTTGCGTAGAAGGTTTGCCACTCTTAGTTCTCCACTTTTGTTGAGTCCACGCTTTCAGACTTTGCTGCGGCTTTTTCAAGTTCGACATCTCGCTCTCTCTGCCTAATCTTCCTAAAGTCCTCTGCGGTGCTAATTAACCAGTCAAATACGTTTCCATCCGTCTGGGCGTCGTACACTGGAAACTTAATCCTTATACCCACCGCCTGCTTTCTTGTACTGCATAGCCAACATCTGGGCCTTACGGGCACTCCATTGACCCGGAGCACCCCCCTTACCGCCAGCCTTAATCCGCTCAAATATAGACTTACGCATACCGGGTTTGGTGTAGTTACCTGCCTCGTTTACCTTGGACTCACCGCCCTCAGCATACATCTTGACCTTATTCGGATTATCCTTGCGAATAATCGTTTTGGCGTTTGGCATTTTTGATGGGTTTATTATGCCCATCCCCCGGCTAGCACGCATTTAGCATTTACCGCCGTAAGCCATTTTTACTTCTTTACCTTTGGTTTTGCCTTTCTTGGCAACGCCGTCGGCTTGCTTATGACCACCAGCCAGACCACCAGCACGCATCTTCTTCATACCGGCTTCTTTCATCTCATGCTTAATCATGGATTTGGGAGCGCCCTTTTTCTTCATGAAGGAAACTTCTTTCTTCATCATTGCCTTTGACTCTTTCATGGTGCCGCCTTCCTTTTTAGTGAACTCTTTGCCTACGGACGTTGGTACGCCCACCTTTTTTGCAAACTTTGGGTTATTAGCCACCGCTTGCATAAATCTTTCTTGCTTGGCTGAAACACTAGGCACGAGTCTTACCCCGAATCGCTATACCATCAGCACGTTTAGATGCAGAAGACTTCACCGCACCGCCCTTTTTCATACCGGCAATCGCACTAAAACCAAGAGGCGTATTAGACCCAGTGGCGGCGGAGTTGCCATAATTAATGGTATTAGCCATATCATCTACTTCGCTCATAAGGGAAGTTGCGGTATCTGCAATGCCAGATAGCCCGCCCTCTGCGTACTTCTTAACTTTTTTATTCATACCATTTTCCCACGGGTCTTACCCTTAGTAGCGATACCGTCAGCACGTTTGGAAGCGGAGGAAACAGATTTAGATGATTTTACTGCACCACCTTTTTTAAACACTTGACCCTTAGCACGAGCGTATTGAGCAAAAGTATCTCTTGCGTTAACTAGTGGAGGTAGATTACCGAGGTTTCTAACACTACCAAGACCTGCCGCTCCGCCCCTCATATCCTGTGTCGTGGTTGAATTGACCGAACTGATTGGGTTTGTGCCAAATTCTATTGGCCTTGGAGGTATATTACCGGCTTGTATTGGCCTTGGAGGTATATTACCGGTGTTTCTAACACTACCAAGACCCGCCGCTCCGCCCATCATATCCCGTGTCCTGGTTAAATTGGCCAAACTGATTGGGTTTGTGCCAAATTCTATTGGCCTTGGAGGTATATTACCGGCTTGTTGAGCGGCGCTTCGCAGGTCGGCAATTTTTCGGGGGCTCATATTACTCAATTTACCCATACCAGACGAGTTTGGAAGAGAAGAACCCCTACCCATTCCACCCATTCCACCCATACCCATAGCGCCACCAAACCCACCCTTAGCAAACTTCTTGACTTTCTTTTTCATATCATTCTTCCACGGGTCTTACCCCGCATGGCAACTCCATCAGCGCGTTTAGAGGCGGATGACATTTTTACCCTACCGCCTTTTTTCATACCCTGAGCAGCGGCCTGTTCAGCGGCGGCTTGTTCGGCGGCGGCTCGTTCCTGCGCTTGGCGCTCTTCTTCCTTATCCTTGTATTGGTCTTTGTAAAGAAGTCCGGGAAGCAGACCTAAGCCAAACCCACGATTTTTCTTGCCAAACGCCCCAGATAAGGCTGCAGGTATTAAACCCATTGCTTTAAAAGCCATTACACAATCCTTCCCTTAGTCTTACCACGCATAGCAATGCCATCAGCACGTTTAGAGGCGGAGGACATTTTCACCCTACCGCCTTTTTTCATGCCGGGGCCTTTTGTTTGAGTGTATGACTGATCTTGTGGGTTAAATGAATATTGATACCCACTACTATCGTTATTACCTTTACCAAGCATTCTTTTTACAGCCCCCATTATCCCTTTAATAGGAGAACCATCAGAATTTTCAGGGCTACTTATTTGAGTATAAGTTTGGTCTTTTGGATTATACGAATACTGATAACTACCGTCTTTATCATCCTTGCCAAGAACACTTTTTAAAATTTGAGAAAATCCCATCTCACACCATCCTTCCACGAGTTTTACCTCGTTGAGCAACTCCATCAGCGCGCTTGGAAGCAGAACCAATCATGCCGCCTTTTTTAGCGCCAACAATATCAGACACTTGGCCTAAAGGCGCTTCCCTCATTGACTTAAATTTTTCTACAGCTTCTGTCAATATAGGCTTGCGTTTATTCATTTCAGTCATACGGCTAGTACCAATACCAACATCTTTATCAGCGTTACCACTCTTACCACCAGTCATACTTGAACGCGCGGGTGTTGCAGATTTAGCGGCGGGTTTAGCGGCAGGTGCAGCGGCGGGTTTAGCGGCAGGTGCAGCGGCACGTTTTACAGCAGGGCCAATGTCTTGATCTGCCTCACCACTTTTACCCCTGAAGTCTGATAGTCTGTCTTTTGCCATACCAGCAGAAGCATCGCCAGTAGTGTCTTTTGACTCTTCATCTTTACCCTTACCCCGTATAGCCATTGCGGCTGCAG